AAAGAAGCCACAGGCGAAATCGATTGGGATTTAGCCGCAATGAGAGCCAGCCAATCTTCTCTTAAAGATGAATGGTTGACGGTGCTTTTCTCTATACCTCTTATCTTGGCATTTTGTGGAGAGTGGGGAAGAAATATTGTTACGTCTGGATTTCAAGCATTGGAAACAATGCCGACGTATTACCAAGTATCTTTAGGAGCGATTGTGAGTGCTTCATTTGCTACTAGGTCTGCTGCCAAGTTTTTTAATATGCGAAAAAAATAGGAGAAGTAATGGCATTTGTTTTATCGAAAAGAAGTTTATCAAAACTTGTTGGTGTACATCCCAAGCTTGTTGAGG